GCAGTAGATCATTGCCATATCTCACAAAAAGTTCGCGGAATATTATGTTACAAATGCAATATGGGTATAGGAAACTTTAAAGATAATCCTGAATTATTAGAAAAAGCGGCGCAATATTTGCACCGCTAATATATAACTGAATATTAAATAGTCGGTATCGTAGCATACCAAAGATGCATCACGAAAGTTGAATCGCCGGTCGTAAACGCCGCTGTAATGTTGCTTAAATATAATCCTTGATTTGCAACTGCTGTAAATGTTTCAGGAACAACCCCAGGATTAAAATTCCAACCTGTACTAGCAGCAGCTTGAAATGTAGCCGCAGAGTATGTATTGGATGCTATCGTACCAGCACCATTCGCTGTCGCGGACCACTGTATAGCTACAACTCCGCCTGCCGCATAGTTAGCTGAAACATAGGTCATTAATAGTTGAGCTTGTTTAAGAACGACTATTGTATTCGCACCACCAGCAGCTATTAAAAGCTTAGGTGCAGCGTATGCTCCATTAAACTGTGCTGCTGTAATAGCAACAGTTGTGTACTGAAGTTGAGCCAATGGAACTCTAACAGTACTACCACTAAATTCTAATCCATTTCCTAGCGTGATACCTGTGACGTTAGCTAAACCACCGGTAGCGTTACCCACTAAACTGGATGCTGCAACTTGTTGAAATTTTGCAAAAGTCACTGCATTGTTGACGATGTTAGCTGTATTAACGCTTCCTGTTGCAGCAAAACCAGCAGTTGTCACACCGGCTGAAGAAGATGTAACAACAATTAAAATTTCGCTCGCATCAGTTCCATTCACAAAAATCCAATCACCCACATTTAAGACAGCATATTTTGATAAGAAATAATTAGCTGCTGCAATTGTTGCTACCGCATCATTTGGTGAACCATAGATAAAGCTATTAGGTGCATTTTCAACAGTTGGTGAACCACCAAAAGGCGTCACTGTTAATTGACCTTGATTTAAAGATGAAGATATACAAGCAAAATTTGCATCTGTATAAGCCATGTTAATATACTCCGAAAATTAATTAGATTGAGGTTTCATCGCAGTTAACTTGAATAATACCCAAGTTATCAATGGTGATTGCGCCAGCGCTGAAAATACCGTTTACGAGCCATGATGTTTCGCGTGGCAAGTAGTTAATTTCGGTTCTGAAGTCATGGCCGATACCCATACCTGTTGATTGTTTGTGCCAAGCAAAGGTTTCACGAATGACACCTGATGAAAATGGTAAGCCACCTTCAACCATTTGCGGGATGATGATGATGTTGATGCCCAAAAATTCTCTAACAAATCCTTTATCTAATACCCTATTTTGAGTATAGAAAGTGGATACAAAGTGATCATCAGCAAGCAATGATGCAAAGTTAGACGCAGACATTGCCCAGAATCGTTCTGGCAGTGGAACAGCATTGTTATCGAAGAATTGAATGACTTTACGATATTTTGTATAAGTCATATTTGTTCCACCGTCGACAATTGTTTGTCCGGGGGAAACAGCTAAGGAATTGATAATAATTTGATCTGTACGACGGCCTAATGCATTTGCTACAAGCATTGCATTTTCCATTTTCGCATCAAAGTTAACGGTCAATTCTTGAACGCTATCAACAGCTGTTGGAGCGGTGTACTTTTGCAGGATAGCTTGTGTTTGACTGTAGTTAGGATCTTGAATGACAACAGTTTGTAAATAGCCTGTTGGCACTGCTTGAATTTGATTTACTTTACGGAATGATACTGTTGCACCGATTACATCGCGTCTTACACGGATTGAATCGCGCAATAAAAAACCTAAGGATTGGTATTCTGCTTTTACGAGAGCATCAAACTCTATTTGTTGAACCGCTGTCAATGAGGTAGACATGTAGCTTATCTCCAAAATAATTAATGAAATATCCTATTTCACCATTGTATTTTTGGGCTTTAAGCATACATGATTATCTCTTTTTACAGAGGTCTATACTCAGAAGTTGTCCAATTAGCAATTGGTACTGAACAAATTGTAGCACACTATGCGCCCATTTTGTCAACATATCCACCAGCATTTTTAGCCGCTATCTCTAATCGCGCTGATATGTCTTTTTGATAAGTCTTGTCTGTTTTATATTTGGCCAAGTTATTTGATAATTCCATTTTGATATCTTCTAACGTTGCAGCATTATGAGTAGCACCATCATTGCCGTTTGGAACTTGTATAGTTGTAGACATAAATTTAGTCCTTAATTCTTCAAGAGCTTTAACTGATTCAGCACTTCTTAAGTTATTCGTAAGTGCTTCGTATGAAACTTGACTAAGATTAGCTTTAGCCCAATTATTTAATGTGGTTAATCGGTCATTAGCATTTTCACCAAGCTTTTTAATTTCTTCATTATCATCAATAGTAAACTCGTCCATATATTTATCAACGGATTCTAACATCTTATCAATGACTTCTTGTGGAACTCGCTTGTCCTTTGCAATCTGTTTCAATTCAGAAAAAGGTACATAATCGGGATCAAGATATTTAGACTTAGAAAAATCATAATCATCAGGTACAGTACCCACTCGCTTTTCAAGTTCATGATAACTTTTTGCAAGATCAGCAGTCGTTTTGAATTTATCGGGTAGCCATGTTGGTCTTGCTCCTGCCCCAGGCATACCTTCATCAATGTACCATTTCGGTTCTTGCGGGGTTTCGATTTTTTGTTCATCAGGATTTTCACTCATTCATTATTTTCCTTGAGCTTCTATACGTTGTTTATGAGACTTAACAGCATTACGCAAAAGCAGAAATGCATAACGTAAACCTTCAGCCCATTTTACTTCATTATCAAAAGTGGCTGAACCGGGTGTGCTCGCCGGTGCTAATAAATAACGTTCTGTTATATGTTCTATAAACTTTCTACCTGCTTCCTGAGCTTCAAACAATTCATAACAAAGTTTATCAAATAGGAGAATTTCAGGATTGTTTTTTAATTTACTTGCACTTTCTTCATAACCTTGAAAATAATTTTCAGGTTGAATTAACGGGTTGGTTTCTGGTGTCATCTTTCTTCCTTGTTATTAAGCGGGGGGTGCGATAGGACTTTGCACAGGATTTTCTGCTTGTTCTGGCATCATCCCTTGAGATTGTGCGAGTTGCATTTCATTGTGTTGATCTTGCACTTGCTGAGCAACACGCTGTACATCTTCAGGAGTATTTAAAAATCTTTCATCGATCTGCAACATTTCAGCAAGTATATAAGGTGTAGTCTTTGGATTGATATATAACTGCGTTGCTTGGGGTCCCATGATACCTTGCATCAGCTGAACCCACTGGGTAAATCCTTCAACATCAGCACGACCCTTAGCTTTAGCCAGAGGAGACTTGTATTTAAATACAATGGGTACACCCCCAACTTGAGGATAAGGAAGTTTGCCCATTGTATGCAAGATATAAGCAAAACGTTTGATGCAAGGCCATAAAAATTCTTGCTGCAAGCGTGAAAACAAGGGACCAATCTTTTCAGCCAAACTTTGTTGCTTAATAGAAAGCTCATAAGTCGTTTGTGGTTGTACGCTCTTAGAATCTTGGGGCTGTTCAGCAAATAATAATGATTTGATCTGCATACGCAAATCAGCCATTGTCATTTGGGCAAAGTTAGGATCCGCACTGTTAGGCAAAGGTATAAGAGGAACCTGACCACCTGTACCAATTGGTGCAATCGGGATGATTGTAAATGGTTGCAATTGAAAGGTATGAGGATTAAAGATAGCATCGCTAAAACCCATATAAGGTCTAAATGTGTTAAGGTTAGCTGAAGCAAGTTCTACCCTCGCCATTTCATTTAAAGATATAATAGTCGGTAATGCTTCCATTACGGGACCTCTGCCCCATGTTTCGTTATTCGTTTTCTTAAAACGCCATACAATACCGGGGCTTGATTCAAGCCATTGCTCAAGCAATAAATCATTTTCAGCCCAAACCGCATAACAATATTTTTTGGGTTGATTAACAAAATAAGCAACCCCTTCATAAACATTTTTTATCACTGCATCAGGATCACCAGCAATCATAGCTAAAAGATTAGGAGATAATCTTATGCCCGGCCAGCGTGTATGAAGTTCAACAATCTTTAAATTTTGCCATGTGCGAAACCATGATTCGACATTTCCATTTACAGCTTCTTCTATAGCCAGCTTATCCATCGGGATCGAAGTACATAAGAAAGGCTGATCGTCGGTATACTGATTAATAACCAAAGCAGAAGTACCAATAGAAAGATCATAGTAGCACTCATTAATGACGACATCGAAGTTGGATGCATGTATATAAGTAAATAGCCGTCTCATATAAGCATCAAGTTGTAATTGAGCTTCTTGAATGATTTGTATGTTCTCAGGCTTTTTTGGATCATCGACCATTGAATCATCAACTTCAAGAAATCCCCATTGCACTTGCGGTGGTGTCATTGTGTCATGCAGTTTACTAACAAATATCGTTACAGCTTCAACAGCAGTGGTATCATACACACGTGTGTTTTGTGCCGTACCTTGAAATTCTTTGCCGGGTAAATAATAACGATTCCTAAAAGGCACAGCATAAAAGAAACATGCTTGCATAATCGGAATCCACAAATCTGCTACATACTTTGCAGCATTATAGCGTTTTCGCAAAATCTCCAACATTGAACCTGCCGGCATAACTACAGGTGGCATTCCTTGCGTAGTATCCATTCATTACCCGCCTAGTTGTGTACCTAATCCTTGATTACCTGATTCTGCATTACTCGAACCTAAAAAGCCCCTAGAGCTTGCTTTTCCTCTCAATGATCTAATCTGCTTTTCTTGTATCCGTCTCTTTTCAGCTACTTCAGCGCCTCTAGCTTTAGCTAATTCTTCTTTGGTAATGCGCGATTGTTCTTGATAATCTTTCATTTGTTGATTAAGTAATTTCTTTTGATCACGATCACCTTTACCTGTAATTGTATCTAAAATGCCTTTTCCTACATCTTTAATCGAATCCCAAATACTCATTTAAATTCCCTCTTATCAAATCCATATATGTACGTAGATCGTCTTTTCCTCAAATTCTTCTGGCCGTATCTCTCTATCAACATATATTATACGCCAAGGAATTTTAATCTTCTTTCGTAACTCTTTAATTTGCGAAAGTATTGTTGCCATTCTTATTAGTCACCATCGTTTCTAGATCAGATTTTAACTCATCTATCTGTTTTTGTAATTCAAATACTTGATGTGTATTTAATCCAACGTTGACAGCTTCCATCAATTGTTTAATTTCACTAGCGGTAAAGTCACCGTTAGCAGCTTGGACAAGTAATTGTGAATAGTGCTGGCTGGGGTTTGCTGTAGGGTCTAGATCAAGTTTAATACGAGAGTTCTTGCTAACGCCAAACCTTGACCATCCTACCATCTTCCAGTGTTCAAACTTGTGGCTTATCACCCCCGGTGGATTGGTTTCTTCACGCATATCCTCACCATCTTGTTCCCATGCTTCTCGAGCAAACATCTTACCCAATCCGTAGCACGTAGCAAAAATGGGGTTTGTCTTTATCCATGCAAAAAAGGTGCTTTCACATATCATTACTTCACAGCAAAACTTACTATACCGTCCTTGATTTAGCATGATCTTTAATATCAAAGGGCAGTGAATTTTTTGATTATATTTTGCATATCTTTTTATAATCGTTTGATATATTTTGTCGTGGTCTAATGGCATAATATTCCTTCAAATTGTATCAATCCTATACTATCCTTTAAGGATTTACCATGCTTAATGTACACCAATTACGCGAATTAATCATCAAGCCTGCTTTAGAGAACCTATTAATGCTTTCTGATGATGCTGTGGAACTTTTAGTTTTTACTTGTGCAGTGGAGTCTGGGGGTGGGACTTATCTTAAACAATTGAATGGTTCGGCATTAGGCATCTATCAAATGGAACCCGAAACCTATAATGATATCTGGTACAACTATATACAAAAAAAACCTAGCATACTTTTAAAGCTGATGACTAACTTTGAATGCAATCGAGTGCCTGATGAATATAGACTTATTTATGATCTTCGTTATGCGACGGCAATGTGTAGGATTCATTATGCAAGAGTATCCGAATCACTACCTGCCAAAGATAATGTTGGAAAATTATATAATTACTACAAAACCCACTACAATACTTTTCATGGCTCTTCTCAGCAAGATGAATCAATTCAAAAGTACTTAGCATATATTAATAGCTAACCTCTGGCACGTTTTCCACGAGGTGACTAATAGCTACATGCGAAAAGCAAATGCGGCACATCATGCGCGTCACGTGCTTGCTTGTGCTAGTCATAGCCCATGAGATAGGCATGTAATCATGCGGTCCTCTGTTCTTTCCGCAAAGCTCTACAGCTTCTTTGCGCTCTCTAATCTTTGCAGCATCGTATGCGGGGGTGAGGCTCATTTATTACTTCCTTGTAGATATGATTTAATTTCATTATATCTTAATTCAGCTTCTTCATAACTATCAAAATATTCGACTAGAATATTTGATTCATATCCTTTAATCATATCTTCGTCATATGAATCTGATTTTTTAACATCATATAAATGAACTTCTATGACATCTCTATAAATTATTTTATGATCTTTGCTTATTCTTGGCGTAGCCCAACTATTTAAAAAGATTCTTTTAACTAAATTAAAATTTGTTAATTGTTCGTCAAATTCAAGAAACATTTTATATTCCTAATAAGTTTGTCCAATATAACCCTCTGGTAGTTCAATACCTATTTGGGGACTTTGTCTCACTCCCTCCAAAGTATATAGTCAAAAACTAATCAACTCTCAAAATCAGCCTCGCTAATGACTAACCTAGTAAGAGCTTTACGTGAATATCAGAGAGAGTACGACGAGGTTAAAGCCAGATTCGATCAAAAGCCATTAGACAACTGGGCAATCCATATAGCCGATGCTTTTAGGTACCTAGCTGTACAGTATAAGCGACTCTACGACATCCCGCAAGAGCCTCGTAACTACAGCACCTCCCTCTAAAAACCCCAATCTCGAATCCTTTAAATGAATACTCACCACAAACCTTTATTAATAACGCGCTAATAACATCTTGGTAGACGTCTTTTTCTTTTAAGTGTTCTAAGCCGAACCGCTTTAGGGCATCGCTGGTGGACGAGGTGCGAGAGTTGTGGGGCACCGGAATTCAATAGGACACCCCGTCCCCCGGTGATACCCCCCCCTGCGAAATGTATAAAATTTGCACGGATTTCAGACTTTTTAAACGAAAAGATTGTGGATCAAGGCGAATGCACACAGCTATATATAGAATGCACGCACAAAATTAAATGCGATATAGTGTTGACATCCTTGCGAAGTAGTGTATAGTGGGCATTATATTAACGAGGAGATAGCGGAATCGTTGTTGAGATGGAAAGAAATAGAGTTAAGAGCGAAATAGTGTATTGACATATACACGACATGGTGTATACTAGGCACATATTAACTAACGAGGTGAAGCATGAACAGATTGGGATTTGGAATAAGAGAATGCGAGTATACGGGAGCATGGCAAATAGTTGATAGAGGGATGAATGTAGATAGGGAGTTTGATAGCAAAGAGGAAGCTGAAGAA